AGGTGTCGAAGAACCAATACCAACATTCCCGGAATTGGAATTGTAAATATTATTTCCGTTACTAGCCCATTGACCACTACCCGACCATGAATTAATGGTCACACCACCTAAAGTGATACCCCCGGCCCCTGCGGTAAAATTGGTACCGCGCACGGTACCCGAAACATCAAGCTGTTGACCGGGTGTAGGTGATCCGATACCAACGTTCCCTTGAATGATGGCGCCATTGGCAGGGGCGGTTGTATTGGTATAGCTATAAGCACCTACCGCAACCCCGCCATTAATTCCTAAAGTATTATTAGGAGACACGGTACTGATCCCAATATTGGTCCCAGGGGTGTTTATTTCTAATGAATTAGAGGCATGGGCAATCCAGGGTATGAGTAAAGCTACAAGTAAAAATGCTATTTTCTTATCCATTGAATTCTCCTTAATAAGTTAATGATTGCCCTAAATAGGTTAATTGTTGTCCTAAATATAATAAATTAGCACCACTTGACCTAGTGGGGCATGTACTTGGCGATGAAATAATATTTCCGTTATTATCAACTGTCCATACAAAACAGCTACCATTAGGCGATTTCACAAATATGCGCATATTAGCTGTGTTTAAATAAAGTGCACCATCTACTTCTAATTGAGCGGCGGGTGCTGTCGTATTTATACCAACGTTCCCATTCGCGTTATTGTTGTAAATGTCCGTTCCTACTTGTGTCCATAACCCAAGAATGTTATTACCTAAGCATACGTCAATATTATCTAAAGATGTTTGGACATCCTTGGAAAAATTATTCAAGCAATTATGGAAATTAGCGGTCGTCGTTGATACTAAATTGGCCGGCGCCATGGTAATGGCCTGCCCTTTAATGCTTACACCTGTCACGAAAAACAAAGCAACCATAAGAATCAATAATTTATTTTTCATAGTTGGAGGGCTCCAAATACGGTATATCCAAGTGGGATACCTTGATTAAAAGTAACTATATTGCCCATAAGCGTATAATCGCCGGTTAAAATATTTTGACCAATACCCATAATAAAAAGACAAATAATGGTAGATGGCACATACGGTAATGTAAAAACAGTCTGACAATCCACTGTTGCTGTCATACTAAAAGCAATGGGGGCTCCCATAACATAACCTCCGGCCTGTAATGTGATTGCGGGAAATAGAAATTGTTGCACTACAATTTGTTTCATCAAGTCCTCCCTCAAGCACGTGTGACAGGCTGCTTGACAATTAGAGGGCCACCAAATAATCGTGTCGCCGCCCCTGCTGGTGAGTAAACCCAAATATCGTAATAATTACATGACGGATTAGGCAAGTTCATTGTCAAATTCGAATTCAAGTAAATTTGTATCGTCCCAAGCGTCCCGCCTAAAATGATTTGGCCGATTGTGCTTGATGCTATGAATAACGGCGGATCATTTGTGCTTACCGTATGACGCGCCGTCATCAAAGCACTATAATTTGTCAAGTCAATAGGGAAAGAATATACATCCAACCATAAAATTGGCGGCGGTATAAATGTTTCTCCGGCATAGAATTCTATTGGAATTTGACAAGGATCATTCATTAATTACACTCCTATGGGCTGCCATGAAGCGCTGTTTAAAGTACCCACACTTACATTAATCTGTAAGTAGTCACCTTTTCTAACTTCCCCTTTTAATACATAGTTAATGGTACCGGCAGGCCCGCTAATTTCTAATGTATCTAATACATAACTAGGGGTCATACTAGAGTCTGATAATATATTTCCAGTAACAGCGGTAGATCCGCCTATATTTGCTGAAATAATACCATCTGTCTGGGCTTGATATATAATGGTTGCAACAATGCTTCCGCTGCCACCAAATACAGTTGCTGAAGTAGTCCTTGCGCCCAACTGTGCCGAAACTTTAAGAGTTCCCCAGTAAGTTGTATTGGTCGGAAGTGTTCCTGATATGCCCGCTCCTGAGTTGTCATTAATTACCTGATATAACACACCACTATACTGAACTACACTGTTAATAAAATATGTGGTACCTGCATCGTATTCTGGTATTCCCATTTGAAAACTATAGGCCAACATATAAGCAAACACATAGCATACGGCATTCATGTCTTCCAGGAAGGGCCTATTGCTGGCAATAGTTTCAGCAGCCCATCCGGTTGTATAGGCGGTCAAAGATTGCAATGTCGCAATGTTCGCGGTATAAACAGGGCTACCCGTTGCGGGTGAACCAAATTGGCAAATGTCGGACGCTGCATTGACATTCACCGCAAACTGTTTAAATGTTGCTCTTGGTATTTTGGCCATCAGAATCTCCTTTTAAATAAATGTTACCGTCACATAAATTCCCATGGACCGGGGAAGAATATCTAAAAACTGTGCTACTTGCGCTGTGATATAATAGGGCTGTTTGATATTGTAATTGATAATCATAATCGTGTTTTGGTTAGCCCTTTGAAAATGGATTGTATCGACCGGTGTCGTTGCCCGGTTAAATCCATTACTTGCAGGCGTACCAGACGCACGGGTAAAGTTAAAATACTGGCCTGATGCTAATGGGACCGTAATATCAATGGCCCCATCCCAAGTATTGTATAACGCATTTTTTAAAGCTTTAAAGCTGGAATATGTATTATTATATATTATTTTTAATTTAATTAAATTAATCATTTCAAAATCGCTAAGCGTATAGCTGGCATTAACCTGGGCCCTTAAAAAGAAATCTGGATCAATTGGCGTCGTCGCTCGATTGAATCCAATGCTTGCAGGCTCACCTAAAGCGCGTGTGAAACTAAAATAGGTTGCATAGGGTTGAATGCCATAGACATTTCGTGGAACACCGACGATCTCACCAATAATTGTTAATTGAGCGCCTATCGCTGTATTTAAATTAAAACATGTCTGTAATGATAAAAATAATCCATCACATAGGGATTGATTGACAACCAATTCAATGAATTGCGTAAACTTAGGCAAACCCGCGTATTGAATTATCAGAAGACCAACATAATACAACTGGAGTAATTGCAATGGTGTCATGTTAAGTATTCGTCACTGTAATGTTGGTCGTCTGAATAACAAAATAATAATTTACCGCCGGTGTCGATATCGAATTATAGAAATTAATATTGTCCCGAGATACACTCGCCGATGTCACTAAAAGAAGCGGATTATAACTTTTGATAAGCGCTGTGAGAGTCGTTATATCAGCGACTTGGTTGATACCTAAAATGTAATTATTGGCAATCCATGTCTTTAAGCTTGCATCGTCTATATACCCCGATGATAATGATTCAACATTTAAATTAATATATAACTGTGCCTGTAAAGCAAAATCATAATAGACCGTAAATAGCGAACCATCTATTTGAACGACATTATAAGAGTTGGACCCTTTATTGCCGCATCCATCCCCTAGGTAATCATAGATAGTCTCGGCAATCAAATAAGATGTTCCACCTACGATGATGGGCCATATGGAATGGGGTGGTACATTGAGCGCGTTGGTTGTCGCGGTATTATTCTCATAGACAGCCGCTTGTTCAACGCCTGGGATTTGGTTCAAGGCCGCATATAATGCCATGGCCTTATGTGTTGCAATTCCGGCGGTTGACTGTTGGCGACGCGTCTTAAGTTGTCCGTCCGTCTCTTGGGTGGCGCCCACACTATAGGCAGGGTAAGGATTATTGACGGTCAAGACGCCTAACTGAGGTGTCACAATCGCGGTAATGGTATTTTGAATGGCTTGTACAAAACCAATATTGGCCGCTTGGAAATTAAGGGTATACGTGCCTGTAGCGACGACTGCGGATGTTATCAAATTGTATTGATTGCCGTTGCCATCTGCCACAACAAAGGGCGTCTGGACCGAGTTGTCAAGTCCGGTTAAACTGACAGATTGACTAGTTACCATCACAATCTGCACTTGAGTATATGTGCCACGCTTCCGGTAGAGGCCGTTTAGATAAGCAATGTTATCTAAACTTGTCCCAACAGCTTGATCTGGATCGAATGATTGATAAATGGCAAGTGCGAATTGCTCCATATTGAGCTTAGACATCGCAAGTAAATTAATCCATTGGCCATCGGGTGTATTTGATGCCACATTAATTGTGGGTCCAAATATGGAGTAAAGACCGGGCGTTTGGCTTGTCCCGTTTAGAATATCGGTCACAATATCGGTATATTGCTCTATCTGAATTCCAGAGGCGTTAATTAGATTGGCTGTTGGCATTGAGTAATAGCTCCTCTAAATTCTGCAAAACCGCAGAAAAATTACTTGTATATATTGTGGTCACGTTATAGGCAAGCGCAATATGCCGGCCTACCACATTAACATTAACCGTGTTGACCTTTAAGACACCAAAGGATTGAAGTAGGCATGTGCGTACAGAGATAATTATTTGATTCTGATTATTAGGCTGACGTAAATATGTAAACCAGTCAATGCCAGACGACATATCCCATACGCAATTATTTAAAAAACTAAGTAACCGTGTCTGAATATTTAAAGCTAAAGCGGATTGATTCACTAAATAATTCTGTTGGCCTTGTCCAAAGGTTATATCGCCATTGCTATCCAAAGCGCGTATGATCACTTAATTACCTCGTCAATTGTTGCCTGTACTGCTGCCAAAGCTGTCGTAATAGAACTAGGAAAAACTCCGGAAACTATTAAAGTTTGAATTAAATCATCTATTCCTTGTCCTAAAGTGGTCGCGCCAACGCTAATTTTGATACGATCCTCTACGGCTATTTTAGCATTGCCATTGCCAAGTTCGGGGCCGTTCAAGTTGTATGTTTGCAATGAACGCGCTAACGACCGGACACCCACAAAAACAAGGGCATCATTCAAATCATGGATACGTGCGCTATTAGGTGCTGAGCTTTGGGTGCCTGTCGTAAACCAATTATCTATATCGCGGTCATTGAAAAAAATGACACATTCATCACCTTTAATGACAGGGAATGTCAAATAGCCAGGGCCACCGGAGTTTATCAATAATGGACATTTTACCAGTTGGGGGTAGGTAATAGTGGTATTATTTGCAAAATAATCGTTCGATGTGTCGGACGCCCCGGTGCCTAAAATGGTCCTCAAATAATTCAAGGATATGGTTACGGTCTGATCTAATGGATTAAATAATTGCACGGTCCCGACCCCAATACAATTCATCTCAACCTTAATTTCATTCTTCTTAATTTCCAAATATTGATTCACATCTGGATTAAGTGTCTGTGATATTTTGCTAAGTGGTGGAATCATCCTAAAACCCCTTCAACCGGTATAGGGTTTGGTAACCCTGGGTTGGCAATACTATTAATCGTACCCGTCGATGTTGACGACGCTACCTTATAAAATAAGCGTAAGGTGGTGACGCATTTACCATTGACAGCCCCCGAAATAATTCCTTTATGGGTAATACCTAAAATTTGATGCTGTCCGTTAAACTGACCGGAACTTTGGGATGTTAAATTAACCAATTGCCCGCAATATAGACCTGGCGAAAATAATAAATCTACATCCAAATAAGTTTCTGTACGACGAGGAGGGCTTAACAACCCGGTTGTATAATCAATGTTCGGAATACCACCACCACGCACATCAGAATTCTGTAATATATTAATTTGGCCATTCTCTATAAAAGCGCATCCACCTACTTCTCTTTGTAATAATTGCCAACTATTGCCAAATAAAGTCCTTCCTCTAGGGTATATTGTGCGGTTGGTGTTGTCATCAAAATTGCTCACATAGCCAACAGCCAAACCATTAGGTTGGCCACCCCCTGTCATATTAGGATTTTGAACCATTGGACACTTGACCAGGTCATTACATAATTGATTTACAACCTGCTGATGACTTACGGGACCGGCCAAGGTGACATTCGAAAATGCCGTTGATATCGGATATCCAAAATCCCACCCTAGCCATTCGGTAATAAAATCGGTTGATCCCGATTCTCTAAAAGAATATGCTTGATTCACATTACCATTGAATATTTGAGGCCATGGTGGTGGTCCGTATCCGGCTGATAATTTCAAAGAACGAAAATCTGTTAAATCCAACTGGTCGCGAAATATCTGTTGACGATGCACGGGATTTAAGTTCTTCACCCTGAATTGACACCTGTTGGTCGATGACCATGCTTGGCGCGTAATGCTAAAGTCCAAGGTCAAAGGATAACTTATCGTCAATAAAGTACCGTCATTGAGCTGTGCTTCCAGCGTATAATTACGATTGAATTTAACAGCCATTATCTTGGTATTCCGCTCAATGATTGTAAATACGTTTCATACGTCTGCACATCATCAGCATTCAATAAGAATAGACTTGCCCTGCCGCTATAAAAATCAGATATTAGAATGGGCTCATAACCATCATTGGTAATAATTGCCAACCCAAATGGAATAATATTGGACCATCTACGCAACATATTTGCATTGACCGTCATGCGCTGATAGGTAATTCCACTCCAACCAGGATATGATACGCTCATATTCCATCCATAATTTTGGTCAATATATTCCATGTAAAGCGGCGCCTGGCTGCCATCCTCTAGGATTAGGGTAAAATTTTGTTTAGCCTCTAAGGTGATACCGGTGATTTCTGTCATAGCATATTGTTATTGACAAATGGAGAAATTTCCATCTGTTGGAACGGCACTTGCGGTGCTATTAGATTAATCTGGGGCGTCTTAACGGCGACCGGCAAAGTTCCTGAAATTACCGGATTTGGAATAACCTGTTTCTCTACGTCAATTGGAATATTCGTATTAGGCTCTAAAGGTACGCCCGTGCTACTCGCGCCCGGGAGATTAGGAACAGGTGTCAACGCATTGACCATTGGCCCCGATGCTTCCCCATCCGTAATTCCTGATTGGATCTGATTAGGGAAATTTTGCGTCACAGGTGATTGCACCGTCAAGGCTTGAGCTGTTGCTTGGGGACTGGTTTGTGTCGCCGATCCCGCTGGATTTGGGTTGCCAACCGTTGATGTTACGGATGTACTGACCGTGTTAATTTGTTTAAATGTCACTTGAAATTCGCTATAGAGCGTCGTCTTTTCCGACTGTACAGGACGCACATCTTCAATCATCATGCTGGTCAATAAACCAAAAGGTGTTTGAATGGTGCATAAGGTGCGTGTACTCCAAAACTTATAAAATATAGAATATGCCTGTTCTTGTTTAGTCAACGTCGGTAGTAATTGTCCTATCAGAGATGCTACGCTTGTAATATTATTAATGACGGTTTGTGCAATATTATTGGCCTGTGCCAATGCCGCATAAGCTTGTCCGTCCTGTGCGTTCCAGTTGGGGATAAGTGCTCCAGGTGATAATAGTTGAATAACAGGTGTTAAGAGATTCTCGGCTTCTACTTGAAAAATATCCGTCAATTCACCGACATACCCTGTCAAAGTAAACTTGACAGGCTTTAAGGCCACATGGTCTTGAATGGCATAATTAGTCTCTAAGTAACTATCGGTAATATCACTTTGCAAATGTATTTCTTCGGGGCCAATGCTATCAAATACAAAACCATTGATCCCCGGAGGCGCACTAGAAGGCGAGACAATAAAGGAATTTACGACATTTGATATTAGATCAGTTGTCGAGCCAATCGATTGGGCGACGGCACTACTTAGGGAGAAATTAACTTGACTCATATATTCGATTGTCCGCCCATATTCCGGGCATCACGAATAGCATTATAAAGGCCCTTATGGGCCGCGTCTTGTACATCATCAGGATTACCGCCATTGACGTTAAAATTATTATTAACGTTAATATCCCCGCTATTATCCGTGCTTGTACCGCTAGGATTAAACTGTGGTAATAAAACACCTGCTAGAGCACTAGCGCCTAAGATGCCACCTGTAATACCTAAAGCTGCTAAATTGACACCCCCTGTTATTGCTGTCATCGCAAGCGCAATACCCCCTAGAATGACAGCGACACTAGCCAGGGCACTGGCCAATTTAGGTAGTGTCATAAGCCATGATTCAAACCCGTTGACAATATCTAAAACAATTTGTGATATGGGGCCAAGTACAGGGGTTAAAATTGCACCTATAGAAATAATGATACTTGCAAACGTGCTTGCGATATTGGTTAATACTTTCCATAAGGCTGACAATTGGTTCATCTCACGTTCAGAGTTTGCCATGGCCGTCTGGACATCTTCCCAATGACCAATCATCAACACTAAATTTTCATTAAGACCTGCTGTCTGCAATAAATACCGGCGCATTGCAGGGTCGCGCACTCCTTCAAGATTTTGTAATATTCGGCGCAATACTTCTTCCGGTTGATCTTGCATCCCACGCGGGTCAATACCTAACAAAGCGCCCCATGTAGTTGCTTTGCCGGTACCTTGCGTTTGCAATTGCATGATGGATGATTGAATGTCCGCAATGGTATTAGGCAATACCCCCGCTGAAATACCAAGAGCTTTGGCAGCATTGTCCCACTTTTGGAATACCGTCGATGATACACCCGTAATACCCATCAAGTTTCTAAATGACAAAGATAAATTCTCTGCCTCATCAACAACATTTTTGATGCCGTCAACTAAACCTTTTAATCCTAGAGAGGATATGATACTATTTAAATTCAGATCACTTAGATCCTTAATCAAGTCCTTAAGTTTCTTCGTGTCCGACTGAAATAAAATATCAAATACTAATTCGCCGCCCGTCATAACGCACCTTGATTAGCTAATTCGATTTGTTTATTCTCGTATTGCATTTTGAATCGTTCGTAAATGAGTCCCGCGATGACAAGGTCCGTGCGCTCTTGAAGAACTTCACTTGGTCGACATCCCCACACATTTGCCAATTTGACACTGATACCTACTGCTGTGTCGACCTTAATTTTGATATTAGGTCTTCGCCCACTTGGCCTTGTATATCCTTCAACACTAAAGGTAGGCTGCTCGAAAAAGGGCGTAGGTTCAACACCAACACCTCCTTGACTATCAGGAGATAGTCTTCTCGTATCTTCTCATCCTGAAATAAAGCATTATTGACAGGACGATTATTATATTTGCAACGGCCAAAACATGGCTGCAATGCTTGTTTAATGCCGGGCGATGATATTGCCCGCGCAATTACATTCTTCAATAATTCAATGGCATCACTATTACTTTTGACCATTTCTAAATCACGTGCGACCGCTTCGAGCAAAGCCAACCCCACCTCAAACTCGGCCATGCTTATTTCCAATACTGCCCCAGATGGTAGCGTTTTTGTTTCCATCCCGTCATCCTCCCACTCAAGCTTAATTGATGCTTCGGTTAACATCGGCGAATTGTAACATCCAGGTGACGATCGCTTGGTTTGTTTCACCAGCTGCGTTTTCCATGGCCGATGGTTGTTTAGAGAATACCCCGCCAATACCTTGATATATAACTTGATTGATGGCGCCGGTACCATCACCAACATTTTTGTCAAACTCAAAATTCATCAAAGGAAAGGCTGCGGGGTTAGAATTATAAGTAGATAATAGCCCTTGGATGAATTGATCATCAGCAGACCCCAAAATCAATCTAATTTCAATCTTGATATTCTTACCCTTATAATTGTAACCGTAAATGGTATTGCCCTGTTTCCCGGTTGACATCGTGGATAAATCTTCAGGGATATCTAATTTAACGACATCGCCATCTCCCCAATTATTGAGTATCCTCCCATTGAGAGAGAAAACGTCTTTTCCAACAGAGGCCGCTATAGGCATATGAATCTCCTTATTGATTAATTGTAACTAAAATACTGCCGCTTTGAATTGCCCCTGCTTCTTTGCCTGCAATTTGGACTAAAGGAGCTTGACGCGCGGCGCGGGCCGTTGTCGATTGCTGACTGACAGGTGCTGAATATATGTAAAATCCGGTGCCTGTAATATTAGCCAAGAACTTGGTTGGATTGCCAAAAGTGTCAGCACTAGTCCAAGAGCCCGGTGCTAAATAACCATTTGATACAGCTTGTTTGAGTACCGCTCGGTAATACGATTTAAGCAATGACATGCCCGCTTCCGTTTGAGCAATCTTTGTACCTACCGTTGCCAAAGCATTGAAACCGGCAACCTGCAAAGATGTGACAAGCCATACCAAGTTGGTTACTTCATCGGTATATTTATTGGCGCCGACACTAACAACACCCGGATATGATCCACCATAATTAGCGTAGCAATCAGCACCACAGGCGGCCAATCCGGCTAAGATAACACTTGTCAAGGTTGTATCTGGTACAACATTGACAAGTTGTTGCAAGTTCATCGTCTGGGTGGTATTGGAACCTGACCAATTAGTGGATAACGCCTTGGATGCATAGGCAGCGGCATATAGCCGAGCATTTAAGCCAGTGCTGCCGTAATACAACATGCGGGTATTAATATCACTAGCTAATTGGATGGTAATAAATGTTCCGTAAATATCCAGAGTGTTAATAGTAGGTAAGAACAAAATCTGATTTTGATTAGCTTGCACGGCGGCAGCAAGTGCTACCCATGTACTATTCGCTCCGTAGTTGGTCGCAATAATGCCATTAAAATATAAATAATTATTTCCACGGTTGTATGCATTTAATAATGTTTCGGTGCCAACAGATGTAATGGCCACAGTACAACCTGTCCCATAACCCCCTGTAACAGCAATCCCTGTGCCCGTGGTATAAAGTATACCCGGTGTCGCTAAACTTAAACTTGTGACAATACCACCAGCAGTAGCTGTGACAGTGGCAAATCCGCCATATCCACCGGTTTGATTGATAGATAAAACATCCCCCACCTTATAATTGGTGCCACCTGCAGTCGGTGTGGCATTAAGACCTGTGATAGCACCTGTCTGAATTGGAATAATGATAAGCTGGCCGCCACCATTCAATATGCTAGGCTGCTGAGCAAACACGTTAACCGCTTGTTGGTATGTTTCAGAACTAAACCCAAAATCAGTACCAACGGCAGCCGCTGTGACATAAGGACGCCAGAAGTCGGTATTAGGATTGCTTAAAAAAGCATCTGTCGTAAATAAGCCAATATTATTGACGTTATATCCGGGGATACCAGACGACGCAAATTGGACAGAAACATTGATCACACTACTGATAGGTATGACGCCTGGGGTATTATTACCGGCCATGATTAATCTCCTTTATTTTGGAAGGACGCTTGGCGAAAATTCTTCAATGATGGTCCCACCATTATTAACGACAACTTGAGTTTCAAAAGCATCGAAAAAGTTTTGATTCTTAATTAATTGATAACATGCCAATACATTGACCGTCACATCAAATCGGTACATCATCGAACCGCCTTCTAATACCGAAAGATTCTGTAGGGGCATTGTCTGGGCTATTTTAAAAGTCTGGGCTTCTTGCTGCTGCTGGGAATAGATAGAACGCAGCGCCATTGCAATGCCTTCTTTATAACGCAGCGCATCTTCGTTCTTCGACATAATAGAAATAACAATTACGTCTTGCGTCAGTGTATCTTGCTCTTCGTTAAAATTTCCAAAAGTGTCAATAAATGTACTGTTTTGGTTCGAATATACTTTATTGCCAATTTGATTTAAAACAATCCAGGCCCCCTTAATTTTCGGAATATTGTATTCTTGGTTAGCGATGAATATCCGAAGTTTAGGATTAAAGTTAGGGATATAAGTAATCTCCTCAATTAATATATTCATTAACTGATCAATCGTCGTCGTCTGCCCTAGAATCATCTTCAAAATCCTCGATTATATGATATTCGTAATATCCGCTCCTAGAGTAATCTTTAAACGACATCACCTTATAACGTTCACCCCTAATCCATATTCTTTCATTGACATCTAATCTAAAATTTGTCAGCGTATGGATATAATACCAAGCCCAAGCCCTTTCACCTTCTGGCTTGACATTTAAGGCTTTATCTGTGAGGGGCTGAATACTTCCTAAAGTTCGTACATCAACAGGTACTTTCTGCGATCGTCCATCAATAATTACAATTTGTAAACGTTGTAATACTAAAGGTGTCAATAATCGATTAACCGCAGCGTATTGATTAGGCATACTTGATATATCGCCTAATTGAATGTATTTCGCGGAACGTATAGGACCTATCATATCTTCACCGCCCGGCTGGTAATGCTTTTACGTAATTGTCCGCTATCAATCAATTGCGCCGAAGAACCTTTTTGTGCGATAGTCTGTGGCTTTAAAGGTGCCCACCCCGGACCATGCGCCGCAAATGCTTCTTGCACTACCTTCTCTGCATATATGCCAATCAGCGCGTAAAACTTACCCATATCGCCTTCTTTGACCGCCTCGCCTAATTTGCCTGATCCTTGCTTAATCGCATCAAACAAGTGTAAATTGAGTGGCATTCTTAAAAAAGAACGTGCTGGGATATGTAATGCAAAACTTCCAAATTCGTGAACTATACCTATTTCGGCATTGGTCAAAGGTGATTTATCGCCTGTCACTGCCTTTGCTCTTGCGCCATATTTAAACCTGATCACATTCTCACGCGCAACCTTAGAACCTAAAATGCCAATCTGTGATTTCCATCGTTCTTTAAGCTTATCTTCAATCAACGTCATCAACGAGCTATCGATTGTCACATTAAACTTATTAGGGCCCGCTGGCAAAAACTTCAATACGCGTTTCATGCTGACGTGGTACAACCAGGGATTAAAGTAATACCGCTGCCAATCGTATACGGATAAACAAAATCCAAATATTTCTTGCCATACCCGGTCGCCATAAGTCCGGACATGATGGGATCTTCTTTAAAGTATTCAGCGATTTGATTGGATAGCGAGACACTGCCAACGCTGGAATTTTCGATAGCGAATTGCGCGGGTGCAGATATACCTTTAGAGGCATTATTTAAATTTATGCATAAATAATGAGCCCAAAGGTAATAGAAGAACAGGTCCGCATTATTCCCGAATATGCCCGCGTTGTAGGTAGACGCCGCTTCATTAGAGGCATTCGTTATATCTTGCTGCAATACTAGATCAAAATTATTCTGATCATCTAAAGCAGCATACGGAAAGTCACGAAAGAATTGTGCTTGGAATTGTGCATTTGTTGGTGGCACCCATTGACCGTTGACTATTGGCATGTTTGCCTCATTCTAAAATAATAATCTCGGATGGATAATTCTTGGATAATCGCTCACCGCATTCACGGGTGACGGTGCATCTTTCACCGGCCCGCACGGTGACATATTTCTTATCTTTTGAATATGTTGTCTCAACACCACCCTTGACAACATCCGCGACATCAATCTGATAATCTCGTTTGCCCTGATTCCAAATCTTCATAGGAGCGGTAGGTACTGCTGCCACTTGTTTCGTTATCCTATTAGATTTAGATTTAGATTTGACAATACTCTTCTTCGTCGTTGCCATAATTCTCTCCTTTTGAGTTGTGAATGCTTTTGGCTTATTACGTATTTAAATCGAGATACAACACTTCCAAGAATTTCAAGATGGTCGGCCCGCAATACTGGCCATAGGCGACATCTTGGAAATTGAAATTGTTATACGTGCCTTGCGCGGTCACCGTATAATCCAATGGCAATTCTTGGAAAATGGTATCAATATCACGACGATACAGCATATATCTATGATGGCCAATAGTACCACCACCGGACGCTGTCGCACCAATAGCATAAGCGGATGGAAGGATCTTGAAATTTCCGCCTGGGCATATTTGGTTAAAAGCCTGTTGCAAATAACTCAACATGCTGATATTTGGATATGTGGAACTGACAGGTGTCGCCAAACCAGCATAATCATCTTGTGGGATAATTAATGTGTTAGGGAACACTGTTTGGGCCGCATTGGTCAAGAATGCGCCAATGATGGTCGAAACGGTCGTGGCAAACTGTGCCGCTGTCTGTGCGCTGATTTGAATGTTATTCAAAACAGTCGTATTGATATTGACCGTTGAATTAGTCAATAACCCAGGGAAATTTGTTGCGTTATCGGTATCCCCGACAAAAGTAACTGCTTGAATACCTAAATCCCATAATTTCTTACGGGATCTTTGCTTGGCCTCGATCAAATCCCACGACCCTGTGAAAGCGGCTTGGTTGATATCGAAGATGGTATAATCACAACCCATCGCCCAATTCTGGATGTAAGTTGTGACAGGATACAATGCAGCATCCGCTGTATTTACACGGGCGTTAGCGCGTGCTGTATCAATCTTACCAGCTTGGAAATTGGTGCCGACTTTATACGTGGTATTAGTGATAATAGCTTGACCGAAAGCACCTTCTCCTGGGATAATATCTACATATTCCGCCGGGCTTACTTCATAAAATGTCTGTTCTACCATGCGGGACCGAATATAAGTCAGGCGGTCCAAAGTATACTGAAAAGCCAACCCGTTTGGATTAATGTCACCGGCAGCATTTAACAATTCAAGTCCACGAAAAGACTTGCGATTGTATTTTTGCTGCATCAGGGCCTCGAACTTGTCAGGCGTTATGTTTGATTTAGTTGCTAACATAATAATACCCTCCGATTATTTTAAAAGATTTAACGAACACGAACCCTAACAATTTGACCGGCTGCCGTTGCGATATCTAAAGCCTCGGCATTTGACACAGCCGATGTCGTCGAGAAAACGCTGCCTAATTGACCTGTGACCGTACCGGGTACATAATTCAATAATGCGCCACGATTGAATGCAGCGCCTGCTTGTACTGTAATGATTGAAGATGCCAAGGCAATTTCGCAAGAATCATACGCGTTGTATTGATTCTTTTTGGCATTGAAAATGATAACGCCATCAGCCTGGCTGCCAGACGGGCAAAGTGCAACACGGATAGACTGTGCAACGTCCGATGGTTGATACAATACGAAATCCCCAGCTTGTAAATATCCCGATGCAGGATTAGACGTACTTGCTATCGTCGCGGAAATCGTCGTAGGATTAACGTCCATGACTTGACCGGCAATCTGGGTCATACCAAATTGAGTAAGATTTAAAGCCATAATATTACCCTCCAATTCAAATTAAATGTTATTTTGACATGTTCTTCACAATACGATCACGGAAACCATTCGCACGTTCTTGACGAGTCATTCCCGAAAATCTGGCGGTACCGGTTTCGTCTATTACCACATCCTTGCGATTTTCAGCTTGATGTAATTGAGCAAAATATTCGTCACCTTTTTGTTTGGCGTTTTCTTTCATATCTTTTTCTTCTTCCTTATCGTTCTTCTTGGCACGCTTTTCTTCTTCTTCAACAGCGCCTTCGGCTTTGCCTTTTTTATCTTTTTCTTTCTCTACGTCTTTTTCTTGATTATCTTCTTTTTCGTTCTTCTTATCCTCGACGCCGTCCTTTTCCATCTTGGACATATAGGCAGACTTAAGGTCACCAATACAGACCTTGTTCCCGTTGACATCCACAATATCGGCATCTTTGGCCATATACAATTCAGACTTTGACATATCGCCTGTTTTTTCATTGGCAACATAAGTCTCAACTAAAGATTCCAGTTTAATTTCTTTGCCATTGATCATGACAAAAGGAGAAACTTCTTCCTGTTTTCCTTCGGTATTTTTCTTGAATAATTTGAACATGTTTTGTTCCTCCTGTTTTGATATGTTGTGCGCTGGTATCTTGCTATTGACCATCATTAATGGCATTTCATTAAGGATTTTAGATTCTTCGTAGCGTGGTTCTGTCACTAAAGCCAAATGTGTGAATGATATTTTAGTAATCTCCCCATCGTACGGAATGTCTTGATAAAGGCCGCCCGCTCCTACATCCATCACGTTATAAGCGCAAGACACGGAATAACCTTTATTTTCAATACAATCAATAGCTTCATCAGAATCCACAAGGAAATCAACATAATACCAAGCATCTTGAGGATTGAACCGTGCTGCAACCACATTGCCTTTACGGTATTTTTCATAATTGGCCGGTGTGACATCCGAATGGTCAATAATAACGGGCTTACCCTGAAAAGATTCAAGCGCTTCGTTGATAGTCTGGTTCTTTAAAAGAGCAATCCCGGCATCTACATCTTTATAAGAGACAAGCCCGGCGGTCAGAAATTTTGCTGTCTTAAGTTTTGGCCAGCTCTTGGCATTGTGGTTTTCCATAAATAAAAAAAGTCCCGCACAGACTTGCGTCTGTACGGGACTTCTGATTTTAGATTATTCCCGGCCTTAGTTGGCGATGATTAACGCTTGCGCGGTTTTCATCTTATAAAATATTGGATCTATTTATAAGTTACCACTATTTTAGTTTTTTACCAAATATTTTTTATTTATTTTGTCAAGGTATTTTTTTGGGAGAATGTCTTAATAAAATTATTTCCTTTGTAACTAAATAAAACTTGCACGACCGGCATCATGCCGTCATAAAAATTAAGCGTAATATTCCCCACATGCCGTTCATTACGCATCTGGCGGACAAGATTCACTAGCGCTAATTCTTCATCGTTTAGTTTTTCCATGTTACATACTCATCAATTTGTTGATATCTTTAGTTCCGTCGACACCAAAAGCATCAACCAATTTATCTATAAACGGGTTCTTATTGTAGGGATCAGATTTAAGTATTCCGTTCGCCAACATCATACGAGCATCGGCATTCATCAAATGAACACGGTTCATAGGTGTTACTTCCCTGTGTGCCATTTTTACATCCATATGAACGTATTGCTCAATTTTATTATCTTGGCAAATTTTGGCAAAATAAGTGTCGTCGGGACATTCTTCTATTTCAGGGAACAGGGGACGAGGGACTAATTTAAATGGTTCTACCTTAATTAAGGTCATACCAAAACCAATCAAATCAACTTTTTGGATACCCTCACCCTTGACCTCTGTCAAAAAATTTTCTTTTTCTCGGTAAGCTTCAACTAAATCTTTGGTATTGTCAACGCGATTAAGCGCGGCGTATACATAAGGAAAATACCTTGTGGGATATAATGCGCCAATGACATCCTTTTGAGCTTCGTATAATTTGCTAAAATGCTGATGACCTATCCCCCACACGTCATCGTCCATACGCAAGATGTAATCGAAATCATGAGAAAATGCTACGTTAAATATTTTGTTCATCGCGGGGTACCAATGGTCCCTATGGATAAATAAAGGGGCATGGGTTAAACCATTGCTGCGTATATCATTGATGACATTTAAGAATGATTTAAGCCATCTGTTTGGATCTGAATCTATTCCCATCGTCGGAACAGCTACTAAAATTTTCTTAGGGTTTTCTACTTCGATAGATACTTTTTGGTTATCTAAGGATTCCATTTTGGATTTTCCCTTTCTTTGAATTAAAATGCATTTCTAATCGTCTTTCTTCGATGTCCCTAATGACAGGTATAGCAACACACCGACAGTTAAAATCTTCGCCAGGATTAGCTCTGCGCATATGGTGAATATCAACCACCGGCGGATGATCAAATCTAAATATTTTTCCATTTAATTCCCTATGACGTTTTCTGACACGTTCATCATGACTCGTCGACCAAGTATAGTAATTTATACCATTTTCAGTATACCTAATTTCACGATATTTAGATGTAAGCAAGCTTGTCTCTTGCTTGGCTAAGAATCTGGCTTTACGGTAATTAACACCCTCTTCTTCTTCAATACCTTTAATCAAATTCTCCGCCCTAAATCCCGCTATGGTATTATCCATAACACGGGCCCGTAAACGCAACACCGCTTCTTCATGCCAATCTTTAATATATTTTTCAAGATTCTCCGCGTATTCTGTCTTTAAACCATCCTCATGCCGCTTATGCATCGGCACTTCTAAATCTTCGGGAATTAATGGCTTAGTCGTCTTATCGAACTGCTTATGTAAGTCTGTCAATGTCTTGCTAAATGATAATTCAATACCTAAAGGCGGCAATTCTTTGCCTTCTATGGAAATCAAATATTCCTGGACGCGTTCTACCTTTTCTTTGTTCCTTATATTTCCATGTGCAATTGCCGCTTTAATTTCAATAGGTAATCGCTCGGCTTCCAATTGATACGCTCTAATAGTGTTATTGTACTTTGCACCAAGTTCACGTAGTTGTTTAGAAATTGTTGCATTTAGCTTGCCCTTGAAATATTTGTTTTGTTCATAAGTAAGCTTCCCTTCAATCAAATACTGAATGAGCATCGTCGATGCCGCATTCTTAAATTCTTTTTGGGGTTTAAGGATCTTATATATTTCTTTGAAAATATTTTCATACAAATAAGAAAATATGTCCTTTTGCAATTGGACATGATACGACGGCTTATCTAAGATTGGCTTTATTAGTCGCATCGAAAGATTTTACTTCTAAAGTCCTATATTCTTTGGGTTTTGATGTCTTGACTAACTCGCACGCGACAAGATGTTGTATAAAACATAAATTTAAATGCTGTACTAAATCATTAAAATTCTTTTTAATGATATGACGGCCACAATATCCACACCAATATTCGCTGAGATTGGGAGACATCTTATCCCTCTTTGGCTTTTTCTTTCTTGGCCTTAGCACCATCTTGACCGAATGATGCTTGACCTTCCTCTTCCATCATGGCACTTATAGGCGGCTCCGGCTCGGCACCTTTGGATACTTCCGTCTCCATTTCAAGCAGACCTTCGGATTTTAAAAGCTGGCAATATTCTTTTGGGTTGACAATTCCTTGCGTATACAAAGCGCTTGCCCTGGCAAATTTAGATGTCTTAACCTCTTCCTCTTCGGTTGCTTTAAGTACACGTAAAGGGGCCCATTCCATTGACCAATTGTCAGGAATAAAACCCCATACTTTCATCATCACAATTGGAATTATCTTTTCTAAAATTTCTTCGGCTTTGTCCCGCTGATCTTCGACGATGGCGTTGTAGACTTCAAGATCGTCTTCACCACTGCTAAAACCACTTGATGCTAACCCAAATATTTTAGACATTGGCATTCTAATTGCCGATGCCATTCCAATTCTGATTTGCTCAAGGATCTCGGGAAGTCCGGCGAAACTAACTTGTTTTTGCTCATAGTCATCCTCTTTATCCAGGACAACCGCATTTAAGAAATTCTTCATCGTTTGAGCAATCTGGATCCGACTTACCGTCTGATTGCGCGCAATAGAATTTAGGATATTTGAATTAAATTTATTTATCTTCCAAACATCTACTTTAGCCTCGTCTAATAATTCAAATACAACGTTATTCTCTTTGAAATAATTATTCATCTCCCGGATAACGCATTCAATGACCGACATATTCCAACCCTGCAAACGCATGCGTACAAGGCTTGGCGCTTCGTCACCCATTATCTTGCAGACACGGCTTTGATTTATTTTGCTGATATTAAAACGATAGCTTTCGTCCTCAAGCATTGCATCAGTAACGCCGCTGGGTGTGCTGTAACCGAATCCTGGGTAATAAGCAAACGTCGCATCTGGGCTGTGGGGCGTACCCTGCCACATTAATTCCCAACGGTCGGCCGTGATAAACTGCAATTTACTTTTTTCGTTAATTAAATCTATATTGAATGGCTTGGTAAAATCTTGTTCACAATTAATAATTATACCGGCGCCACCAAATAATCTATCCCACCGCATAGCGGTCTTGACCTTCTTTAAAATAAAAAGGCGTTTAATTTCTTTATGCAATGCTTCAATTTCTTCCGGGTCAACTTTGTCCGTCTTAATCTTAATTCCACCACGAAAAGCATCATAGACCGGCTGGTCAACCAACGTGCGCAGCGGTCCAAATAAAACATACGCATATGATAAAAGAACGCGCTGTAAAGAAATAAGGGTATAAGATGTGTTTGTGAAAAATTCGTATTGGGTGGATAATGCGGCAGTATTCTGTCCGCCAAAACTTGCGTCGAATACACCACTCATAGGATAATTTCCTGGGCCAATGCCTTGACCTAACCCTAAGTTTGGTCCAAGCGCATTTTCAAGATCATCACCGACAGACACAGTTTTCTTTTTAGGCATTTAAACATTCCTTGTGGCCTGCTCTGATGGCAGCTATTAACGTATTAATCTGATCAGGCGTCGGATTAATATTACATGCCACCTGGTTCATGGCAATGCGCTTATAAATTTCATCGGGTTGACGTAGACCATTATGAATAGATATATGCTTGATTACAATGGGAAGATGAATTATTTTACCAACGTTCCTGTATAGCTGTTCTAAAAAAATATCCGCCCCCCATGTTGGTATGGTAGGTGGAAAGAAATAACCTAAAGCATTGATACCGTCCCTTCCTTGCAATGGAAAACAACAGTAATTACCCAAATGATTCAAACGATGCGGTCCCAACATGTCTTCAATCCACCCATAAATAATATTAGGGGCGTTGCCTATTTTATTCTCCAATATCTGTTTGCTATAAACATCCCAATGCTTTGTTATGAATTCAGCGTCATCATTACAGGCAATGACCCACCGCCCTGTTGACTTAGAACATAGGAAATTATAATAATCTTTTGAGAAGTTTAAAGAACGCTTGACTTTATAGAATTTAGCAAACGGGAATTGGTTGCGATCAATAACCGCATTTTGACGCACATCATCTTCATCCACCGCAATCAATACTTCAATGGCGCCTATATTAGCGGTGTTGTTACGGATGGAAGTTAACAAATTAAATAAAAGGCCGGGGCGGTCGCGGGTGGGTAATATGATAGAGAAGTCACGACTCATGATAATCTCTCCACTATGTTCTTGCATTGTGATTCAATTATCTCTTTAAATAATTCTGTCTTCATATACTCAAAATTTTCTTTCCTGTCAGTATTCCACCGTGGATGATCTTCTTGATCCATGCTCCCTGTTTTACGGTTGACAAATATACCGTCAGTAAAACGGGTTATATTAATATCATATTTAAACCATAAGACACGCTCAATGCATAAAGTCCATGCGTCGGTAAATGATATAGGGAATGTTTCAACATCATTGATTAATTTAGTAGACCAGGCAGGCGCTTCATCTATAATATGCAAATCCTCGGCGTGGAATGGATTGAATGAAACATCGAATGGATTGATATTATAATCAGGCCGGCTTATTGGAGGATGCGGCCTTTGGTGAATGATGAAATAATCCCCGGCGGTTTGAGCTTGATTGCACAATGCAAAATCCCAGCCATGATTTACTGTAAAATCATCGGCCATCGCTATGACTATTTTGGAAGAAGGGGACAATAAAGGAATTAATAAATTATAACCGTAGTGGATATCAATATACCCTCGTAATTTCTCCTCATAAATCTGTTTTATTTTAAAGGGATATTTATTATCTGGTAATAATGAATCATGCACAAATCTTGCTTCTTGATCGCAAAAATCATATTTAACCAATACCTCAATCAGGCTAGGATAAAGTGTATTGACCCGTAATGATTCTAGTAAAGCGATTAAATTATGGTTTTTATTCCCCTCCACCCTGCTTGAAATAATTATAGATATCATGTGCCAATCCTTTTTATTTAGGCATTACATCATAAATACTGGTTATATTTTGCGTCCATTTCCTTAATGCGTACCGCGTCGCATCTGGTGAATGATTTGACAGGTCTAAAGGAATTGGCAATACTTCATTGGTAACACGGTCCCGCTTATACCTATACGATTGATAATCGTCAATTGTACCCGTACATTTAGGATGAATGACAATCTTGGTAAATGACCTTAAGAAATCTATACCTTCTTCGACCGACCCCGCGTGCTTCTCGGCGCCTTCAATATTAAAACCTTTGTTACCTAAAAAACTTATAGTATCAGGCCGGGATGAGTCGGCTAATATTTCAAATCCACGATTAACGGCAGGCATTGATCTCAACGCGCTTGGCAATTCTTCTATCTCAACACCATGTCCGTAAAATTCATGGTCGATATATAAAACATTATCATCAATAAAACATTGAATAATAGCAGTAGGGTCAACAGAGAAACCGAAATCCATACCGATAAAATACTGGACATTCTCTCCCGGGCTATCAAATTCTTTAATCTCAATCTTGTCTTTAAAAATAACATCTTCCGAATAATTCTTGAACTGACCTTCCCATATCCAGAGATATTTTTCATAGTCTGTCTTCTTCATCCATTCCATACGTTTACGTAATACTTCAGGAAACCACGGATTATCGCGGTAATTCATTTCCACGATTATGGAATCATTGGGATCCACTTTTTCAACGAAATATTGATTACAAGGACTTCGACGAGTTTCAGGATTAAAACTCGTCCAAATCTCACTATCAGGTGTACGGATTGTAGGGTCAAGCACTTCAATACTTTCTTGACTTATCCCCTCCCCCTCTTCAATCCATGCAACATTTATACCCTTGATAGACTTAATTTCATTGTAATTATTACGAAGTCCCGCAAATATGTACTCACACCCGGTATGGCTGCGTATATACCTATCTGTTACCTTAAATCTTTTATGCAGGTTCATATCGTGTTCAACGCTCATAAATTCAATTGTATCGACGATAGTTTTATGGACGGACTCACGTAATGAATTCTGCAATTCACGGCAACACAAAAATCTTAAACTCTTTTCGGTCAAACTTCTGCGTATTGATAACCGTGCGAAACTTTCTGATTTAGCACTGCCGCGGCCGCCTTTAGCTGTTTTGTATCGGGCCTTCTTCCGGGCTAGCGGATGGAATGCTTTCGGGTAAAATACGTTCAGTGTCTTTGGCATCTTTATCTTTTAATATTTCTTTAGCTTCTTCTAGGGAATCAACGAATACTTCCGTGACAGCTATAGGTTCGAAATTAGTACCGTCTAAATTACCGACCTCATTGCGGTCAGTTAATAATTTCTGGTTACGGGCAAGATTTTCCAGGGCTTTATTGGCACCGGCGGAATCGAATTGGTAGACATATTCTTTAGTAGTAGTGCCATCCTCATTTATAACTTCCTTCATGAGCGGCATCCATCTCTTTTTATATTTATCAAACACCATCACCGGCTCGTTGGTCATACATCTTTGAGCAACGCGATCCATGTCTGCTAAAATTTTATCGGCAGTAATTAATGTCCGACGGGCACGCGCTTCCATTTGCTCATCGATCGCGGCTCTTATGTTAAGTTTCGTTAAGTTTTCTGATGCTATTTCCTTTGCAGAATCCTGTGAATATCCCGCACGAATTGCTGCTTTAGCACCATTCATATCTTTTAAATACTCAATAACGAATAGAGCTTGTTTTGGGGTAAGATTATTACTCATGATTAACCAATACCACAAAAAAATAGTATTGTAAAATCTATTCTATAAAATCTTTTTCAAGATCAAAGAATTCAACATTGCATTGAAGTTTATTAGACAATTTATTTACCGTCTTATTGACAGCATATTTCGAGGTAAACATATTAGGTGATTCTGCTATCGTCAACCCTGCCCCGTTCAATAGTTCCCATTTAAAATTACCATAACAGGATCGGATTATTCTAATTTTATAGGACATATTAATTTTTACTACGGGAGGAGGGGCGAGTTCTTTTAGGGGTCTTTACCCCAAATTCTTT